CACAACCGTCCCTTTTCGACGCTTGACTATGCGGTTGGCAAATGCACAGCCAACAACGCTGACGTCATCATCGTAAAAGCTGGTCATACCGAAACGGTTACTGCCGCAGGCGGGCTGGATCTAGATGTCGCTGGCATCACGATTATCGGTCTTGGCAATGGTCCAGATCGCCCAACGGTTAACTTTACGACTGCCGTTGGTGCCGACATGGACGTAGACGCGGCTGGCGTCACCATTCAGAACTTCCTGTTCACTGGTGGTATCGACGGCCTGACTGGTCCCATCGATGTCAACGCTTCGGACTTCAGTATGGTTAACTGTGAGACCCGTGACGTGACTGGTCAGGCGACTGACTTCATCGTGGCGGACGCCAACGCTGATCGCATGTTGATCGACGGTTGGGTACACCGTGGGGCGGCTGCTGCTGGTGCGGAGTCCGCGCTCCAGCTAGTTGGCGGCGACAACACGACGGTCAAGAACTTCTGGGTCGACGGTAACTTCGGCACTGCCTGCATCGAGAACGTCACCACGGCTGCGGTTAATCTGACCGTCGGCGGTGGCAGCAACAGCGCGAACTACGCTCGTACTCGCAATGCTGACGACGTGATCTTCTCCGCTGTGGCGACCACGACTGGTAATGTTGGGCCTAATATCTACGCCCGCATTGCAGACAACGCTGCAAATGTCACCGAAGCTTTCGTCGGTGCTGACATGCAGTTCTTCCAGCCGATTTCTATTGTGAACTTGGACGGTGAAGTTGGTTTGAACACCAATATCACCGCTACCACGGACGCTTGATTAATATGGGTGGTGCTGTTTAAACTCAGCGCCACCCATTAGTCTGGAGGAACAGCATGCCGAAGTTTAAAGACCCGACGAGCGGAGAAGTTACTCGCGCTCCTTATACAAAAGCTGGGTATAAAAAGATCAAAGACCTGGAAGACGGGGCCAAGAAGAAGCCCAAGGCCAAGTCCAAGTCCAAGTCCAAGAAGCCCACGACTAGGAGAGCGTAGATGGCTGACGCGGTAACCTCTACCACCCTACAGGACGGCGTGAAGAAAGCGGTCTTGCGCTTTACTAACCTGTCTGACGGGTCTGGTGAAGCGGCGGTGGTCAAGGTGGACGCGAGTGCGCTGGGAGCCATGACCAACGGGGCTAAGTCGACCAACATTAAAATAATGAAGTGCTGGTGGTCTGTTTCTGGAATGGACGTTGACCTTCTGTGGAACGCTTCGGCTAATGTTCACGCCATCACGCTAACGTCTGACGGCGCGGGCTTCTTGGACTTTAGCTCTTTTGGCGGTCTCCAGAACAATGCTGGTGGTGGGAAGGATGGCGACATTCTATTCACAACCAGAGGCCACACGAACTTAGACACGTACACTGTAGTCTTGGAAGTCTCGAAGGGGTAAACCTTTATTATGGCTTCTTCTGGTACGAATACGTTTAACCTGTCTGTCGATGAGCTTATCCTTGAGGCTTACGAGCGGTGCGGCATTGTCACGCCCACGGGCTACCAGCTTCGTAGTGCTCGAAGAAGCTTAAACCTTCTGTTGCAGGATCTTGGGAATAGAGACCTACACCTGTTTAAACGATCTCAAACAACCTTTAGCACGGTAGCGTCTGACGAGACTTACGTCCTAGCTAACGCCGTCCTCGACGTCATGGACATGCACGTTCTGGCTGGAGGCACGACAGGGTCTGAAATTTCCATGGCTCGTTACACGCAGTCTGAATACGCAGGCCTGCCCAACAAGTCTACGGAAGCGCGCCCTAGTCACTACTATCTTGACAGAGAACGTGACGCCGCGACGCTGTTTCTTTACCCAACCCCAGACGCAGTGTACACGGTCAACTATTTTGCCTATAATAGAATCCAAGACGTGGGTGAATATACAAACACTCTGGATATCCCAGTGAAGTTTTTACCCGCCGTCACAACGGGCCTTGCCTTCTTGCTGGCTGAAAAGCTTCCAGCCCTAGAAGTTCCCCGCGTCAGCTTGTTTAAACAGCGTTACGATGAAGAAGTCCTTCGTGCGATTGAAGAAGACGAAGAGCGGACATCATTGTATTTAACGCCAAATTTAGCGGGAACTGGCTTTGCGGTACGCACAGGGTAAATACGCAAACGGCTATTGCGACATATCGGGGAGGCGAGTCCCCTATAAAAAATTACGCACCACGTGGAATGGATTGCGTGTGGCTCCCGATGCCTTTGAGGCTAAGCACCCACAGCTTTCTTCGGCCAGCAATATACACGACCCGCAAGCGCTACGTGCGCCCAGGCCCACAGACGGGTTTGCTACTGAGTCTGTAACCAGCCTCTCTACACTGTTCCCAAGCACTTCTGGTCAGGGTAACGGTTCTGGGTCAGAGGGGGTTTGATATGAGCACTTACGCCATATTAAAGACGGACATTGTTGATTGGCTTGATAACAGCACGACTGAGCTTTCTGGTCAGCTTGATACGCTAATTAACAATGCCGAGGATCGTCTTATAGACGAAGTGTCCGAAGATGCTTTCTTCAGCAAGGCCACGGGTACGCTGACAAGCGGAACTGAAACGATAGCGAAGCCGACAACAGAAAGAGGCATACGGTACTTCCAGATTACCAGCGGAAGCGCCTACGAGCAGCTAGAACGGCGTGAGCTAAGTTTTGTGAAGGAGTTCTACTCCAGCACGTCAGCCACGGGTACGCCTAAGTATTTTGCTGACTATGACGCTGCAAACTTTATTTTAGCTGCCAAGCCAGATTCCAATTATGCCTACGAAATAGGCTTTGTGGCTCAACTTGCTAGGCTCTCGTCAAGCAACACGACCAATTTCTTCACGGACAATGCCTACAATCTGTTACTGTACGCTTGCCTTGTTGAGGGATCTGTTTACGTAAAATATCCAGAGGCTGCTACTATGTATTCTCAGTATTACGAACGGGCCTTGCAGGGTTTGAATAAGCGTTACGCAAGGCAGCAAGTTACTAACGACGTTGTACCAGCGGTGTAATGAAACATGGCAGATTCAGCTACATCATCTCTAAGATTACGTGACCAGGAAACTGGCGCTAACGACGGGCAGTGGGGTACATACACTGACACAAACTTTACGCTGGTCGAAGAAGCTCTATCGGGCGTTCTTAGCAAATCAGTTGCTGGCAGTGCGGATGTTACCCTAACCTCAACAAACTTCACCACTGACGAGAGTCGTCACGCCGTCCTGCAACTGACGGGCGCGTTGACTGGCAACATCAACGTCATCATCCCGAATGTCCAGAAGACCTATTTTGTATTCAACAACACGAGCGGCAGCTTTACGTTAAGTCTAAAAACCAGCAGTGGTACAGCGGTTGAGATCCCGCAGGGGTCTAAAGAATACATCTACTGTGACGGCAGCAACGCAATCGTTACGCTGCTTGGAACCACGCATAGCACCAATGTTGCCACCGTCGCGGGGCAGATCACCCCGACAAAAAACATCAGTACGGTGGCTGGCGTCGCAGCAAATATCACGACTGTAGCTGCCGTTACGGCGGACGTAACCACCGTGGCCACTGCTGTGACGGCTGGTCATGTCGAGACAGTGTCCAGTATCAACGCCGCCGTAAGCAGCGTCTCGGACAACATGCCTGACGTGGCTACGGTGGCTGGCGACAGCGCCAATCTGCAAACCGTCGCAGGTCAGATAGCTGGCACGAACAACATCGCCACCGTGGCTGGGCTATCAGCGAACATCACCACACTCGCTGGAATCAGCAGCGCGGTGTCTACCGTGGCCACCAACGTGGCGGACGTTACCAACTTCTCTGACGTTTACATCGGCGCGGCTAGTTCCAACCCTTCCACACGGACTGACGGTAGTTCGCTGGCTACGGGTGACCTGTACTTCAACACGTCGACCTCGGCCTTGAACATTTATGGCGGGTCTAGTTTCCAAGCCGCTGCGCTGGATGCGTCGAGCATAATAGCTGCCGTTAGCAGCCCGACAGATAATGCGGTCCCTAGGTTTAACGGCACGGGTGGCGCGACCCTACAGAACTCTGCTGTTATCGTAGACGACAGCAACAACGTGTCTGGCGTCGCTAACCTGACCGCCACTGGCGATGTCGCTATAGCGGATAACAAGTTTTTGGTGGCTGGTTCAAACAGCGACGTAAAAATTGGTTACGATGAGTCGGGCGGCGACGCCCTCCAGATCGGTGCTAACGTAGAAGGCGCAGATTTAAAGATCCATTACTACGCTGACGAGGCCGATGATGTAGCAGACAACTGGCTTTGGCAGGTCGCTGACGGTGGCACCATGACTTGGGGATCAAAGATCTCTGGCTCATACGTCACGCACCTAACGCTAACGCCTAATTCTACAGTGGCTTCCAGCACCATAGCAGCGGCTGGTCACCTGACCGTGGCTGGCAATCTAAGTGTGTCAGGTACAACCACCACCTTTAATTCTACCGTGACCACGGTAAAAGACCCGATTATGAACCTCGGCGGCGGGGATGATGGTGCCGCTCCTGGTTCAGACGACAGCAAGGATCGCGGTCTCGTACTTCAGTATCACACTGGGTCTGCTGCAAAACTCGCCTTCATGGGTTTTGATGACACCGACAGCAAATTCGTGTTTGTGCCTGACGCCTCCGTATCATCGGAAGTAATTAGCGGGACCATCGGGACCATTAAAGCCGCTGGAATCGATTTTAATGATGCGACTTCGCAAACGACGGCGGCTGTCGATTTGTCGGCTAACCATCATCTTGCGGCAATGATCGCACTAGGAGTTTTCTAAATGGCCAATCCAGCGATCACAGGTTCTGTCACCGTCAAGTCTTTCGGTTCGCATCAAAAAATCTCAACAACTGCAACCGAAAACCTACTAATGAATGCCGCGTCATCTGGTAAATTAGTACGAGTACACTCACTTACTGTACACAACATCGATGGCACAAATGCTGCGACGTTTATACTTGATGTCTACGACCAAGACGGCGCTGGCATGTCCAGTCAAGCAGCAGCAAACGGTGTTGCTATAGGATCGGATACTGTAGCTGGTAGTTCTCTAGGCGGTTACAATGCTATTTCAGTGGCTGGCGCTAACGCCCTAGTTGTCATCGACACCGACATGAATTTTGTGTTGCTTGAAGATCAGTCGCTAGTGTTCACCGCTAGTGCTGCGGATGATCTGAGCGTCTCGATTATGTACTCAGTGATTGGATAATTAATATGCGTTTAATAGGCGGTAATATTTCAGACACACCGGTTAAAGAAATTGGTGACGGCAGTGCGTTTAGTGTTGCTGGAGCCTCTGGTGCTTCTTCTGTTTTGGAGCTTGGCGCGTTCACCACCCCCGCTGATCAAGGTGCTTCGGGCTGGGAAACAGGGGCGTCAGCTAGAGGTGCTGTTGGCTCCACACACGGGTCAGGCCATACGTTAACTTATGAAGTTCTTCGCGAAGGCTCGCTGGTGCTGATGGTGCATATACGCGAAAGCGATGACAAGTTGTACTCTGGCTCCATACCAGTATCATCAGGGGTAATGGGCACCTCAGCAACGGCGGTTGACCTGTCTGGGCATTTTACGGACAATGACGCAGCAGCGACAATTCTGATACACGCAAACATTGATCCTCTCGTTACTGATGGCGTGGTTATTGCTAAATTTCATGGTACTTCCACACGCCATGTTGAAGTTGGTTATTTTACTATTGCAGCCGATGGGACTCCGACGAAGGTTGGATCGATCATCAACCACAATTATGCTACCAACGTCGCCGCCTCCGGTTATTTACAAGGTCTGACGTTATCGCCTGACGGGAACACGGGCATTATTTGGTTGCAAAATAATGCAAGTACAGGACAGCTTCAGGCTATTCCGTTTAATTTTAAGGCGAATCAAGGTTTTGGAACGGCGGTAGCTACCGGCGTTGCTATTGCTGGATCTTCCAACGCTCTCAGCACGACGGGTTTAATCGATGGGACTACGAATAAAGCTATATCGGTCACGACAAGTAACCGAATCCATGAATGGCTTTTGTCACCAGGGTCTACTCCCTCAATCGCCCATGTTGAGGATCACACTGGAGCGGCATTATCAGGTAGGTGGACTAAGAATTTTAGGGGCATTTCGGGACAATCTCGCGGACTAAACACGGGTTATCTGCAAAAAGCAACTCCTGACGATGTTCTTCAATTTTGCGCACTAGGTGAATCGGGCGAATTTATTTCATTCAGTGGTGTGACACTCGGAAAACACAATAAGGCAGCGCCGTCCCAAATTCGCCCCACTTACCAGAATTGGGTTGGCGCGACCATCGCCTGGAACCAAGGAACTGAACAATATGTCCACTATGATTTCAGCACAGATGGAGAATGGTCACGCGGGTTTATTTGTAATGTCGGAGTCGGAGTTAGCAGCGGATACGCGCCCACGATAGCCGCTCCTATGAATATCCATATTGCCTCTGGTTCTATTTATCAACCAGGGGACGTAACTCCAAGAGAGATAGCAGACTTTGGATCGCAGACACTTAATCGAAACATGATGTGCTGG